GAGCTTTAATGTTTAATTTAATTAGTTTAATCTTACCAGCTTTAGTCCCAGCATTTGCTGACGGAGCTAGAGGTCTTATAGCAAAGTTTACAGGTGGTGCAGGCGGACAACCACAGAACATTACAGAACGTATAGAGCTTATGAAAGCAGAAGCAGAAAAGTTACAGGCTTTAGCTGCATTAGATAATCCTACTGGCGAACCTTCTAAATGGATAGTAGACCTTCGTGCTTCATTTAGATACATCATCATTAGTGCCATTATGGTGTTTACCGCTATCGTAGTATTCAACCCTGATGTTGTAGGTGCTGCTGTAGTGGCAGTATTCTTAGATATGACTGGAGCTTGTATGTCATTTGTCATTGGTGAAAGAATGTACCTTACACTTAAAAAATGATTGTATTAAATTTAATGAATTTTATTGGGTTATCCTTTCTTAAATTAATTGTTGTTTCATTATTATTTGCAGCTATGGGTTTTTCATTATTCTTTATGATTATTATGGAATACCTTACTAAAGCACTCAACTATATAAATGCAGATTAAATTAAAAAGATATGAATTTAATGATGAATATACTGTAGGTAGAATGTATATTAATGATGTTTATTTTTGTTACACGCTAGAAGATGTAGTTAGAAAAGGAGCTAAAGTCAATGGACAAACAGCTATTCCTGCTGGAACTTACGATGTTATTATTGATGATTCTGTTCGTTTTGGCAAACCAATGCCACATATTCTTAATGTACCTAACTTTACAGGTGTAAGAATACACGCTGGCAATACCTCTAAAGACACAGATGGATGTATCTTATTAGGTCATACCTATGCAGGTAAAGACTTTATAGGCAATTCTAAACTAGCATATAATGTATTTTTTAATAAACTTAAAGAAGATAAAACTGCATCTATTACCATTTCATAGTATATGATGAGTCATTATGAAAATATTACTTATTGATATAGAGGTCGCACCAAATACTGCTCATGTATGGGGTATCTTTGACCAAAATATCTCTATTAACCAATTACTAGAATCATCTTACACTCTTTGTTATGCAGCCAAGTGGTATGGCGAGTCTAAAATTATGTTTGACTCTATTCAAAAATCTGGCAAACAAAAAATGCTAAACTCTGTGCATAAACTTCTTGACGAAGCTGACGCTATAGTCCACTACAATGGTTCTAGGTTTGACATACCCATTCTACACAAAGAATTTTTACTAGCTGGTATGAACCCTCCAGCACCTTCTAAACAGATAGATTTACTTCAAGTAGCTCGTAGGCAGTTTAGGTTTGTATCTAACAAACTAGATTATGTATCACAGGCTTTAGGACTAGGTGCTAAGACACCACATGAAGGTCATACCTTATGGTTAAAATGTATGAATAATGAGCGTAAAGCATGGAAAATTATGGAAGAATACAATAAGAATGATGTTATTCTTTTAGAGAAAGTATATAATCGTTTTAAAGGGTGGATAAAGTCACATCCTAATCACAATGCTTATTCTAAAAGCATGGTATGTCCAAGTTGCAATTCTGTTAAATTACATAAGCGTGGGTTTGCAATTACAGCTACACGACAATATCAACGATACCAATGTTCGGAGTGTGGGTCATGGAGCAAGTCTGTGAAATCAGAAAAAAATTACAACGAGTCAGTCACAAGCATATAAAGGTATTTATGACCATTCAAGAATTATGTCAGCATATTGTAGGTAAAAGTATCTTATCTTGTGAAACTTATACAGGTGAAGATATTTTAATCTTAGAGTTAGATGATGGAAGTCATATTGAAATTAGTGGTGATAGTTTAGATGTTTATGCAGAAGTAATACTTTTTGACTCTTAATCTTCACTTTCTTGCTTTTCTAGAATAGCCGCAGTTTCTTTAGGCACTCCATCAACAAGATATATTTCTAATGCGTTATCCATCTCAAATTTATCTTTAAGAACTCTATCTATAACCAACTGACAATAACCTTGTATGTCTACCCATGAGTCAAGATAGTTAGGGTCACCATTTACAATCCTACCCATTTTAGTAGCAATCATTTCTAAAGCTTCACGTTGGTCAGCTTTTAATAGTCTATAAGACTCGCCTAGACGAATTAAGTTTTTAAAGTCTTGAGATATTTTAGACCTATTTAAAAAGTCGCCATATTGCATTTGTCTTTCATTTAATATTTTATCAATATCCACAACTATCCCCTTATAAAAAATAAATCAATTAATATGTAACATCCATAAGCAAGCCAACCCATACTGCCAATAATTAACAACCATACTATAACATCTATTATTTTTTCTGCTAATTTCATTTTATATTTTTAGTAAAATACATGATTAGCAATAACAGTTCTTGGTTTATATCCCCATTTATTTCCCAATGATACATGATGAAAGTAATTTGCACCATAACTATAATCTATTTCTTTTTGGGTAATAATTAGATAGGCTAAATCAGTATAAGGTTTAAGTTCTATATAACTAGGTATTCTTAATTTTTTAGAAGTCCATGTAAATTGTTTTGGCTTATAAGTTTCACTACATATATTTTTTTGGTCAAATTTTGCCCTTCGATAAAGCACATATCCTACTGCTATTTGCCCTTGTAATGGTTCGCCTCTTGCTTCATTAAAAATAGTCATTCCCATACAAACTAAAGCTGCAATATCTATCATAATAACTCCTAGATAAATTTAATGATTTTCTTGATGTTCTGAACCATAACGTAGCTCATAATTAAATTGCAATATTTTTTAATTAAGGGGAATACTATGTGGACAACTCCAGCAGCTACTGAAATGCGTTTTGGCTTTGAAGTTACAATGTATGTAATGAATAAGTAATACATATTAAAGGGATAGTAGTTTAGAAGCTACTATCCTTTTTAATTAAAACGGCATATCACTTTCCATATCATCAAAATCTGCTTTAGGTTTATTAGACTTTGAATAATTATCTTGCTCAGTTCTTTCTTTCATCATAAGCCAACCATCAAACTGTATAGGTAAAGATTCTATAAATATAGTTTGACCACCGCTTTTAGTATCAAGCACTACTCCACACTTAATCCATTTTACTTTTTCTTCACCATTTTTATTGGTGTATTTTTCGCCTTTAGTAATCAGATCATATTTTACTGGCATTCTATTTTCCTTTTTTTAATTTAAGAATTACTTCAGTTATTTCACTATCAAATTTTATTATTTCTGTTTCTATTTTTTGAATGTAATCTTCGTCTCTATCAACCCTAACAATATGTAATTGTAAATCGTCAGGCATATCAGGGTCATAACTAACTAAATCACACCATTTTCTTTCAGGCAAACAAGCAAGTTGAAATTGAACCTGATTGTAATATCTTGCTTTAAAATAGTTATTATTATCTAAAATATAATCTAAATGAGTTTCAGGCATGGGAACTTTAATTTCTATTAACCCATCATCATTAATTAAACCATCAGGACTAGCTCCTGCCATATTAATTATAGGATGGTCAATAAAGCCTACTTGAGTAACAAAGCAATTAGTTTTTATTTCAAAACTAGCTCTTGCTAAAGGCTCAAGGTCTGTGCCACGCTCCATATGACTATTAACATAATGGTCTATGCGTTTACCTGTTAAGCGTTCTCTAATTAATTCATTTCTATACTTTTTCTTTGATGCAGATTCACCTGTTTTAATTGTTGCCATTAAATCAGAAATTCTTGAAGCAGTTATTTTCCCGAGCCTTTGTGCAAACCAATCCTCACTACCTTGCTGTATTTGATCTGTCATTTTATAGTTTCCTTAAGTTTTGTATATAATGGTGCTAATAAATATTTATCGCCCATTTCTCTTTTTAGTTTTTGAGTAGTGTTATATCTAATTTCTTGCTGATAAATTTCATCAACAGTTAGAGGGAAACATATACCATAAAAGCTTGAAATTAAATTTTCATAATTATTGTTCATTATTTTTACTTTCATTTTCATTTTCTGCTTTGCGGTCATCAAACATTATTTTCATTTTATCTTTTTCAGATATAACTGCTTGCATAAGAACTTTGTCATGCCTTACTTCAGAAATAATACTTGCATAAGTTTTTTGTAAATTATCTAAACTTGTAGTTGATTGAATTTTTTTAAGATAATCTTCAGGTTTCATTCTTGTTGATTCACCATCATCATCATCTTGATATAGACCTGTAATTGATGCAAGGGAGTATCTGCGTAAATAAGTTAAAGCTGAACCATACCCTTGAGGGTCATTTTTTTGTAAAGGGCATACCGCAGTATCTTCAATCCATTCACCTGATATATGAATAAGGCGAGTAACAAGAGCTAATGTCCCAGTAGCTGATTCTGTTGGAGTTTGAATAAAAGCAATGCCATTTAGATTTAATGATTCTTTAATAGCATCTATTACAGAACCTAAATCGGCATAACGAGATTTAAAGTGGGGATTGGTAGAATCTTTAATTGCAAATCTTATTTTGGTTTGTGAATCTACTAACGCTATTGCTATTGATTTAATGCTTTCACTTGTTTTCATAATAGTTTCCTAAAGTTAAATTAAAATGTTTAATGCGAGTGCTTCTACTTCTTTATTACTAACAGGGCATATTTTTTTACCTACGATTATAATGTAATTTGAATTAACTAATTCATTAATCCTTGCTGACATTGTAGAAGTATCTAAATTTAACTGCCTTGCTAATTGTTTTCTAGTATAAAGTTTATTATTACTCATACTATTATATATTAATAACTGCATTTTACCTAAAACTTTTTTCTTTTTTAAATCCTTAAAAGCCATAATGCTAGTTTCTTTTACATTTGTTTTCTTTGTTTCTTGAATATGCTTTTCCATCATAACTTGGTCATAAAACATTTGCTCATCCATTTTATTTACCCTCCAAAGAATTAACTAATTTATCTAATACATTTTTCATAGCTATTTCTACATCTTTTCTTTTCATTTGGCTTGCAAACTTATCTGCCATTTTTATACATTTATCAGCTTTTTCATCTGATGGTGCAGTAATAGCTAAAGCTAAAGCAACTTCAAGTGCTTCTTTATCATCTTTAATCATGCTACACTCCCTTGATGATATAAAGAGTTTTGATCTTCTTCTAATTTTTGTTCTTTTTCACAAAAATCTAAAAATGCCATCCATGTGCCTGAAAATATATCTTCTTTATGCGATGAAACATTTATTTTGTCTTGGAAAATATGATATTCATAATCTTGACCACATTGTTGATTTAATATTGGTTGATATAAATAGATCTGCCCTGCTTCTATTTTAAAGTAATCAATCATTTGAGCCGCTAAACAACCCATGCCATTAGCAACTCTTTGTTTGTTTTGACCCAATCCATTAACCAAAGTAATTGGCTCTAAAAACTCAGCTAACTCTAAACCATGCCCTGAAGGGTAGCCATCATATTGGCGATACATACATACTATAGGTTTAGGTTTAATTCTTTTATAAGTTTCTGTATATACATAAGTAAGTGATCTTGTTCCCATTTTAGTTTCCTTAGTAATAATTAAAAAATAACACTTCTTTTATCCTGTAAAAAATATGTTGCTATATGTTTATCATAGGAAATATCACCATCGGATGATCCATTGATTAAATAATACATTTTTAATCGAACCTTTGATAAATATCCATTTTGATTTAATTCACCATTCACTACTTTATAAGAATGATAAATATTAAAAGAGCCATACTTATTAATTAAAAATTCTTCAAGTTTAATTTTATTCATGATTAGTTTCCTTTAAAACCTGATATGCCATTATTAACTTCTTTAAATGAATTTAAATGAGATTCTAATTGAATAGCAATTAATTCTAAAGAGCCTTTATTGTCAGCCATACATTCAGCGTAAT